ATCTAGCATAATAAATATCAATATGGCCTTATTAAAAGCAGTAAAACAATACGTAGATTTGGATCTATCTTTCAAAGTAAATCCTTTTACGAAAGATATCTATCTAAAAACAGATGAAGATGCTGTTAAAACTGCTTTAAGAAATCTAATACAAACTAATAATTTTGAGCGCCCATTTCACCCAGAAATCGGAACACAAATTCAATCTTTATTGTTTGAACCTTTTTCTCCCGCGGTACGAGTTGCCATGAGAAGAACCATTGAGAATGCAATCAATATATATGAGCCTCGAGTAAGATTAGTAGACTTAATAATAGCAGAATCTCCTGATACAAATGATTTAGATGTTACCATTGTATTTACATTAAAGAATTCAGACAGACCAATAACAATTACAACTTTACTAAGTAGAGTACGATAAATGGCAAATTACAGATTAGCAGAATTAGACTTTGATAATATTAAAGTCAACCTAAAACAATTTCTAACAAACTACAGAGACGCGGATGGAAATCTAATCTTCAAAGATTATGATTTTGATGCATCTAGTTTATCTATACTGTTAGATATTTTATCATACAACACACATTACAATGCATACTATGCTAACATGGTTGCCAATGAAATGTTCTTAGACTCCGCAGTTAAAAGATCGTCTGCAGTATCAATAGCAAAACATCTAGGATATACTCCTGCATCTTTTAGAAGTGCTAAAGCAAAAGTTTCATTTACAATAAACGATCCTATTGGAACGCCTGCTACATTAACCTTGCCAAAATTTTCATCTTTTACCACAACAATAAACGACGTTGTATATACATTCTCAAATCTAGATGCAATAACAATTAAACCTTCGAATGGAATTTATACCTTCACAGACGTAGAAATCACAGAAGGTGTTCCTTTATCATATACTTATAGAGTGGATGTTTCTGGTCCAGACGAGAAATATAAGATACCAAATTTAAATATAGATACAACTACTCTAAGAGTAACAGTACAAAATTCATATTCAGATTTAACTACCACAACATATGTTCAATCTGGTGCATTAGAAGCAGTGAGTCCGCTAGCCCAAGTATTTTATTTAGAACAAAATCCAACAGGGTATTATGAAATATTTTTCGGCGATAATACTACAGGCAAAAAACTAGTTTCGGGAAATCTTGTTAAAATAGAATATCTAGTAAGTAACGGATCCGCATGCAATGCTTCTAGTAATATTGAACAGAGTTTTTCATTAGGAGTAACGGTTGGTGGTGTTCAATTAGCAAGTAGTATTATAGCATCTACAAATTCAACAGGTGGTGATAATGGAGATACATTATCGGGAATTAAATTTAAAGCACCAAGATTTTTATCATCTTTTAATAGAGCAGTTACGGCAAATGATTACAAATCTATAATTGAAGCAAGTTATCCGTTAGTAGAATCTATTGCTGTTTGGGGCGGTGAAGATAACAATCCTCCCAAGTATGGTAAAGTTATAATATCGTTGAAACCTTACGCCGGATATACAATCAATACTGAGATAAAGAATAAGATTAAAAACGACATTCTTCAAGATAAAAAGATGATGACAATTATACCAGAATTTGTTGATCCAAATTATCTATACATTGCATTAGACACTAAAGTTAAATTTGATTCTAAGAATTCGAGATATACAGCAAACGAAATATCTATCTTGGTCAAAGGTAAAATTAATGATTATTTTAGTACCGATTTACAAAAATTTAATAAGAGTTTTATATATTCAAAGTTGTCTAAAATTATAGATTCCATTGATGCTTCAATTATTGGCAATGTGAGTAATTTTAAAATACAAAAACGAATAGCGCCGACAGTCAATATAACCAATACATATTCAGATACAAATTCTATAAAGTTTGCGAATCCCTTGATGTCGGGTAGTGTTATATCTACAGCATTTTATTATAGAGTAAATACAGATATAAAAACCGTATACCTACAAGATGTTATTACGACAAGTACTACTAGTACACTTAACTTATATGATTTCTATACAGATAAATTGGTTGTTTTAAATATAGGTACTGTAGATTATTCTGCAGGTCTTGTATCACTACCAACTTTAAAAATTGCAGGATATATAGAAAATAATACAGATATAAGAATATACGCAAAAATAGAAGAGCTAGATATTAGTGCAACAAATGATTTAATATTAGTTATAGATGATGGGACCTTAGATACAACATCTAAGAAAATTTCCGGTTTAGTTGTTACAGTAACAGAATAAAATGATAGAAAACATATTTGTTCCCCAGACTTTATTGGGGCCATTAAAGATATACGGGACATCTAGGCCCGATACTTATGTTGGATATAAAGAAGGTTGGTTTTATCCTCTCTTCACAACTCGCTCTGAAGCAATACAAGAAGATATAGGTAGAGGCGGTAGGGGCATCTATCGAGTTCTTACTTTTTATGAAAATGCTGGAGAATTTTATATTCCTGATAGTTATCAGAATATTGCCAAAGTCAAAGATCCTATCATTTATACATTGCATACTGGAGATGGAGCCGAAAATCCATTTAAGAGAATACAAAATAAATTATCTATATTGATAGAAAATCAATTTCCCGGATTTGTGCAAAATGATTATAGTATGTTTATTACTTTTATAAAAGCATATTATGAATTTTTAGAACAAGACTATCAAGCTCAAGAAGTACTTCAAGATATTAATCTATATTCAGATATAGATAAAACGACAGAAGAGATGATTGAAAGGTTTATGCAAAATTATGCGAATGACCTATATAAATCTAATGTCGCTAATAATAGATTGTTAGTAAAAAAGATAAGAGAAATTTATAGTAAAAAAGGATCTGAACCATCGTATAGAATGCTCTTTAATATTTTATATAAAGAATCTATAGACTTTTTCTATCCATATGATGTAGTATTAAAATCATCTGACGGTAAATGGGTAATACCACAATCATTACGAGTAAAACAATTATCCACGAGACAAAATGTTTTTAATTTTGAAAACACTTTAGTTATAGGTTCAGTATCAAATGCAACAGCGATAGTAAGTAGAGTTATAAAAATAGATATAGCAGGCAACGATGTATATGAATTGAATCTTGAACCTGGAAGCATAAGAGGTGAATTTTCAAATGACGAAATTGTTTACGCAACAAAAACCGTAACATTGGAAAACGGAGAAACAGTTACTTCTCAAATTAATGCGAGAACATATTCCGTACTTAGTAGAATAAAAATAACCGATGGTGGACTTGGGTATAAAAAAGATGCGGCATTAACAATAACCGATAGTAAAGGTGTTCTTGCAAAGGCAAAAATAAAAGACGTTAATCGGTATGGTACAATTACAAACATAGAAGTTATAGATTCTGGTATAAATTATTCTGCAAATACTAGTATAGATGTTGGGCTTCCAACAGTTCCTCTTAATGGAATATACGTTGTCAAAAAGGGACAGGTTACTGTTATATTTCCTACGAATCATGGTATTGTAAAAGGTAAAAATATTAGTGTTTACTATACAGGTAACGTGTTTAGCCCTATAGATAATACAGCACACAAGGCAACGGTAACATCAATACCCGATGCAAGATCAATTAGATACAGATACCCTGGATTTTAAATGGCAGCAACATATACTTTATCAACACCAACGGCGTATGTAGACGAAGGCTCTACAGTAACAATATATTTGACTACTACAAATGTGGCGGATGGTGCACGAGTAGCATTTGCTATCACGGGTACAGGAATTGAAAGTTCTGACTTTTTAAGTAGTCCGTCGCTTATAGGTACATTTGTTGTTTATGGAAATCAAGCATCTGTTTCTTTTAATGTAAAAAATGATATTAAAACAGAGTATGATGAAGTTTTAGTTTTAACTTTGACGGGCACAGGTAACTACGAAACCATTAGTATTACTATTCGTGATACCTCTAAAACAATAGTTACATCAACAGTTAATTTTTTAGTCACTGCTTCACCTCCTGCAATAACTGAAGGACAATATGCAAACTTCAAAGTAACTGCCACAAATTTAACACCTGGAACAGTTGTACCTTATAGAATTTTAGGCATAAGACAAGCGGATTTAGCAGATGGCAATATTAGAGGATTTTTAACATTTACAGCTTCTAATGTAGTAAATGTAACAGAAACAACTCTTTCGTTACCAATTTTACAAGATAATTTAACAGAAGGTTCTGAAACTGTACTTTTATTATTATCCCCAGAATTTCCATATTCGTTAGTTGTAACTAGTACGATTACAATTAGAGATACGTCACTTACCATACCACCATCGTATATTCTTACTCCAGATAAAACGAAGGTAGTTGAGGGAGGAAACGTAACAATAAATTTATCAACATATAATATCGCAGACGGCACGGTAGTTGGTTGGGAAATTGTACCATACGTAACAGAAAAATATAAAAGTGATATTACGATTGGGGATTTCGTAGGACTAAGTTCGTTACAGGGATTATTTCCACCAATATCTGCGAACGCTTCTAGTATTACATTTGTTACTAGTGACGACTATGTGTTTGAGCAATCTGAATTTTTCTATATTAATCTTATAAATCTTGGTGTATCATCTCAGATAATAGAAATTGTAGATTCTGGAAACACCTTCTTAACATCTGATGCGACGTACAGTGGTAATGTATCAGTTTCTTTTTTAGATAAAGCAGATCTTACAGCGAATATAGGAGCAATTAATATAGCAAAAGGATATTGGAAAGATACATCTGGTCAATTATCTGAAAATATGTATTTGCAGGGGAGAACTCCTTTTGCTCCGGAGGGGGCAGTAGCATATTATCAACCATTTTCGTATGTAATTAAATCGTCAAAATCTATTGAAGAATGGGGGTCTGCAATAAAGACAATGCTTCACCCCGCAGGATTGAGTATTTTTAGTGAAATAAATAATGAGACATTACCCACAAACACGCAGAAAATAGAAACAATTACTGCAGGGGAAACGGACATACAGACATTTGCAACAATAACTGCAGATGTTACCAAATTAAACGCAGGAAATACTCGAACGCCTACTATTTCCCCGTTAGTCGTAGATGCAGTTTCAGCATTATATAACCTATAATAAATAATAGATGCCTAATATAATTACTAAAAAATTTAAAATAATCAATGCTCAGAATTTCCTTGAGAGCTTCAGTTCTTTAGGAAATAACTCATTATACCTATTTTTATCCAAACCAAGTCCATGGAATGTGACCGAAGAAATTCCAAACCCTGTAGATGATTTGGGGTTGGAACCTAGTATATGGGATAATATTATAAGCTTAAAACGAATTATTCCATCTAATATTGTAAATGTTGTTAAAAGAATAAATTGGGAAGCACAGACTGTGTATGCTGAATATTCTAACGAAGACGAAAATTTATTAGATAAGAATTTTTATGTTATTAATAAAGATTTAGATGTATATAAATGTATAGATAATTCTAACGGTACTCCCTCTCGTATAGAACCCACCGGAAAAAGTTTAAGTATATTTAGGACATCGGATAATTATAAATGGAAATACCTATATACGGTTTCAACGTCTGATAAATTAAAATTTTTAACATCAAATTGGATGCCTGTTAGAACAAATGAAGATGTTGCGTCAGTTGCAACGGACGGGGCCATTGAAAATATTAAAATACTAAATGGTGGAACCAACTATTCAATTTATACCAAAGTCATTATAGAAGGCAACGGTTCGGGTGCTAATATTAATGCGAAGCAAAATCTTGGTGTGATATATGATTTTACCTATAATAATATTGGAACGGGTTATAGATTTGCATCTGGTGTATTGTATGACCCCGAACTTTCTGGAACTTCAGGAAATATAAAACTCGTAATAAGTCCCTCCGGAGGACACGGATATAATCCAGTTCAAGAATTGGGCGCTCACTTTATTATGCTAAATGTTAAATCTGAATATAACGAAGGTTATGGAGATTTTCCTGCAGGATTTAAATTTAGACAATTAGGATTGGTTAAAAATCCTAAAGCTCCCG